GCTCGGTTATATTGGGGAAATGGGCTCCACTGCAAGACACTCATATGACATACTCGGAGACGCAGTTAGTACTGCCGCGAGAATAGAAAGCAAGTGTAAGGAATATGGGTGCTTATTACTTGTAGGTGGTGACACATACAAGCATACTAAGAACGATTTCTTTTATCTAAAAGTAGATGACTTAGCAGTTAAAGGAAAAACAATTGGAATAGAGCTATACACAGTACTTGATATTAAGCGAACTAAGTATGCTAAAGCAAAACAAATGCACAACGACATGTACACGCACTACCTTAATCAAGAGTTTAACCGAGCTATTAGTCTATGCGAAAAGCTAGAAGATGCATTTGACGGTAAGATGAAAGGCTACTATGCTATGTGGATTGAACGTTGTGAATTCCAAAAGACGCAAACACTTCCTGCAGATTGGGACGGAATATTCATTGCCACCAGTAAGTAATTAATCAAATGCCTCAGGATCAAACGCTTCGAACACAGTGTAGTAATGTCTAAAATCACTTACAGTCTGTTTAGCATGAAATAATTCAAGTGGTATACTTTGAGAGTTGTTAACTATTGGCACATAAAATTGTTGTAGAATTTTTTCTAGTCTAGCAATATCCTTCCCAACAGCATCGAGTAAAATGTTCCTAAAGGGTTTATCCGCTAAGGTAGTAACTAACCAAACATAATAATCGTTAGTACTCGTATAAAACTTTTTTACTTCGCGAACTTCGTAATACAATGCTCTAACAGGATTCATTCCCGGTCTGTACTTGTTCATAACATGATCAAATATAAAACTTTCGTGCTCTGTTGACAAATCTCTCATTACTGCAACATACTCTTTTTTCAAAGCCATACGCAAACTTGTTATGCAGTGTTTTAAAGTAGTAGTATAGTTACTCTTTAAATGGTCTGCAATGAGTTTGTGTTTTGGTGTGAGCTTGTCGTAATAGGCATCAAATATTTCATCTATATTGTATGCTCCATTTAGCAATAAGTGCGGCAACGTTTCTGTGCGACTATAATTTTCTAGTTCGCTTTGTATTCGTAGAACTTCGAAGTCTATTACTTCGCCTTTCATAGTATATATTTATCAGGAATTTACTTCTAGGATTGTGTGTATTTTTTCTGCACCCTTGTTGCCTATGAGCGTAACTTTTGCTCCAGTGTGCAACGGAGAAGGCCACCAATCAATATCAACCCAGCAGTAACCTGCACTCTCGCTATTTAATATAGGTGAAAATTCGCTGTCCACTACATATATAAAACTGTAGTAGAAAAACTTTTTATCTTTGCTTTGGAATATATCTATTGGATTAAGTTTTTGAAGTTCTGGTACAAATCCAATTTCTTCTTTGAGTTCGCGTTGAATACATTCGAACGGTGTTTCTGATTTCTGCATAGTGCCTCCCCAGAAGCCCCATGTGTTCTTAAATCTCTTTTCAGCTTTTCTTAATTGAAAAAGACATCTACCTGTGTCTTTAGCAAGAAATAAAACTCCTGCTGCTGTAGTCATTTGCTTTCCTCTTAAAGCAACAAACGCCAAAACCCTGTGTTATAAACACCTTCGTGACTGCTAACCCACGATTCGTTGTACCATTTGTATTGCTTAGTTGTGTATGTGTTTGTAAGATAATGTAAATCAGTAATAGTACTTGCTTCAAATACCACAGTCCATTTAGTTCCGTTGTACTGTATAATATCATTTTCTTTTGCTTCGATATCCCAATTAGGGTATCCTGTCTTAGAAATTGTTTCTGTGATTAAGTATCGCTGACCATCTACCGCGGCAGCTAATGATCCATCTCCTGGATAAGAGGCTCTTGGGTCTAATATTTTATCTACGTTAGTTAATGTGTCTGCTGGTAATGTTTCTGGATCAATATTAAATACTAGTTTAGTATCATCTAGTGTATTGACTGAAACACTTCCTATAACAGCATCTAAATCGTTGTCGCTGTCGTTAGTAATATTTAATTTAAGTTTACTTGTGGTTGATAACTTACCTTGCATTTCGATTAAGTCTTCCCACTTAATGCCGTTGTATTGTGTATCTAATAACACAGCACTTGCACCGTCAATTTGTAATCTATAGTCACCTGGTGTAGTGACAATTTCAGCAACTTCTGGTACAGTTGAGAAAAAGTCTGCTAAGTCTGTGCTAAATCCTAAATCCTCAAGGTTGTTTGTTTCGTGCATGTCTGTAACAATTCTTTGTATGATCGTTTGCTTTTTAACTTTAGCAGGCGGACTAATCCAAATAGGTACTGCAAAACTCAGTGTTGCAATGTCTAGTGATTCATCTACCCCTTGCGGTATACTTCTGCTACTCCATTGTACGTCTGTTAATTCAACTTCAAATACATTACTCCAGTCTAACGGATTATCATTCGACTGTAATTGTATATTAGGATTAAATAATATCATTAACTGTTCTAATATTTGTAACTTAGTATCAGTATTTGTAGTCCATACATCTACTTGTAATGTTAAGTTATACGGCACAGGCATATAACGTTGTACAGTATACAAGTTACCTTGTCCTGTTTCGTATTTGCCTGTATCGGTATTAAATTGTCTTTCTGCTACTTGGCTGGTGCTAACAAAGTTTGGCTCGTGTATTCTATCTCTAGCAACTTGTAAACTTTGTATGCTACATGCAATAAAAGGAGCACTAGCAATAACGTTCTCTGAATTGTTACGCAGTATTTGTGCAACCATTCTGCTTTGGTCTGCATAACGACAAGGCACAGTGTTATAGTTTACACCGCTAGATGTATTTTCTGCTACTTGAAAGTTAGAAAATATTCTGATAAGTTGTTGCAAGTATCTTTTAACTTGTCCATCATACCAGTAATCTAAGTTTTTCTTTGCCATTATATATTACCTTTGTTACCCAAAGTCCTTGAGCATCTTCTTAATCTCTAATGCATGTTGTTCTTCCATGCCAATTTGTCCTCTAGCATATTCTTCTAACATAATACTTGCATCAGCAACTTCGTCTAATAGTTCTTTGTACTTGGCTACAGCATTCATTTCGTGTTGTAGGCTTTCTTTTAAAATTTGTAATACACTATGGTCGTGGTTTTCTTCTATCTTAGAAATCTGTTGACTTGGGTGTCCTTCAAATCCTGTAATAAACTCGCCTGCTTGTAATGCATGTGCTAAACTTTCAGTTGCTTGTTCTTGTAAAAACGTTACAATAGGCAATCTGTAAGGACCGGCAATCATTAATGAGCTATGTGCATATCTAACAACACCGGCCATCTCCAGCTCTATAATATCATTTAATAATTGACAAACTCGTTTTTCGTTTAGTTCTCTCATTTCTGCCATAGTGCCTTAGACTTGTTCAAGCCTTTCCATTAATCTTTCAGCACGGTTAGTTACCTGTTTGTGCCAACGGCTATCTCTGCCTTCAATTCCTGCTTGTTTCCAATCCTGAGCTTCTAACGCCTTACGGAAGTTATTGAACTTACCTAAACGTGTTCTGCCCATATTGAACATCATGTTCACTAGGACTTCTTGTACGACTCCAGGCCAATCTGTGAAATCATCTCCATATAATGCAACGCATTCTGAGATGCTGGTGTCAAGGTCTTTTTCAAAACATTCTTTTGTTCGTTCTTCTGTGACTGGGGTTCCAACGTCTTGACCAAACTCTGGATCTGATTCAAGGACCAAGTGTCCAACTCCAAAAGTTGGGTAGCCCAAATGGTCTTTATAAATTTCATAAACAACTCCTTCATCTATTTTTAGTTGTTCAAATACTGATTCTCTGTTCATTTTAGTTCCTTTATTAAAAATGCTAAACATTAGTTATCTGTCTTGGGCTTAACTACCTGGCTGAGATTGACTTTCTCACCTGTAATCTTGCCGTCTGTATTTACTGCAAGGTTATCATTATTAATAAACCCTGTGAGTATTTTGTTTGCTGCTGTCCATGCACCTTTGGTGTTTGATCTTATAAACTTGAAACGTGCTCCTTCTTTCTGGAACAGTCTATTAGGTACAAAGTCTGTACGCAAAAAGTAATCGCCTTCGTTAATGCCTGTAGTTGGGAATGATATTCCACTGCCTACAATACTTGCACCATTAGGCGGCGCACCATCTTCGTTTTCAAAGTCAATTGATGGTTTGCCTTTTGCATCTTTGTCAACATATAAATGTGCAGTCTTTCTATAACTAGGATCAAGTGCAACATCTTTTTCTGATGCCGCTACAATAGCTTCGCTAATTGCAATCTCGTCTGCGTATGTACTAATGAGGTTACGAAGATCACCTTCTTCCTCACCAGTACCAAGAATATCTCTGTACTCTTGTGAATCTGTTATAGGACCTAATTTAACTCTCCACAAATGTGGCCACCAACGTGGGTCAAATCCTTCTGCAGGTCTACTAGCATCAGTAACAACATAAAATCTGTTTATTGCTTCGTCACTGCCTAGTAATAAATCGTCTCGTAAATGTGGCAACTCTAAAACGTCACCGGCCATTAACTTTCTGCCTACTGCTTCTACCATACTTTCGATATGGAAGTTCATAAACAGTGTATCGTTTGCTAAGAACATACCAAACTGTGTAAGATCAAACCCATCATTGTCACCAATGTTGTATTGCCCACGCAATTCATAAATGTTCTTGTCGTATCGTCGATCCCTGTTCTCTAAAAACAGCAAATCTTGTATAAACACTTCTGTGTTGTTGCCATCGGACGCTGGTCTTGTAGGATCTTTTGTATCAGCCTGTGCCTGCGTTCCTAAGTATTTGTGCAAATGCACACCGGTTCCGCCTGCATGCAGGTGCTCACCAACGACTCTATCTATAAAATTGAAGTCGTTTGTTTTTGTTGGGTTCCATAACGATAACTTTGGCATAACACTATTTATCAAGATCTAAAACGCCGGCGGATAAATACTTACTACTTACACAGGGAACAACCTATGAGAATATTTATTACCGGGCACGATGGCTTCATTGGCTCACACATGGTACCAGAATTAGCAACACGCCACGAACTAGGATTCCTTGAATATGATTTAAGAGATCATGCACAGGTGAAAGCACAATTACACGAGTTTAACCCAGATGTTATTGTCCACTTAGCGGCAAGAACAGAAGTAGAAGATAGTTTCTATGAGCAAATAGTATTCTCAGAAGTAAATTATGTGGGTACTGTTAACCTAATTGAATCTGCGGCAACCCTGCCAAACTTAAAAAACTTTGTGTTTGCAAGTACAATGGAAGTATATGGCTGGCAACCAATTAGCGATGTTATTAAGAGAGGTGCTGAAGTGCCGGAAGATATTTTTGCCTTTGATGAAGATACTCAACCCAATCCTAATGCCCCTTATGCCGTTGCTAAGTATGCATGTGAAAAATACTTAGAGTATGCACACAGAAGTTACGGATTACCTTTTACATCCATTAGGCAAACAAATTGCTACGGCAGAAAGGACAATGATTTTTTTGTAACTGAACAAATTATCTCTCAGATGATTAAAAACCCACAGCAAATATCCTTAGGATATGCAGAACCTTATAGAAATTTTATATACATTGAAGATTTACTTAGTGCATGGAGAACAATTATAGAAAATCCTGACAAAGCAGCAGGTGAAATATTTTGTTTAGGTCCAGATAACGCAATCAAAATCAGAGACTATGCAAAATTGATTGCATTTCACTTAGGATGGGACGGTAACATTGTATGGGATCAGAAGCCACAACGCCCTGGCGAGATCTATTTACTGAATAGTAGTCATAGTAAACTAACAAAAATGCTAGGATGGGAACCGCAATGGTCTCTTGATGCAGGCATACAGAAAACTGTAGAGTATTGGTCCCAGCAAATCAAGCAATAAAACCGCAGGAATTGGCAATCTAGCCTAATTACACCACTCAATCATAAGTAGTTCTTGACATCGATGATATATAATGTTAAAATAGCGTTTTTACAAGTGGAGAATGTGATATGGGATTAATCGAATATATAATTTTTGGAGTATTTATAGTACTCAACAGTTACTTTTCATTTAGAGCTGGGGAAACCTCCGGCAAATTCGGCGGTATCATAAGTATTGTTCAATTTCTTAAGGATAAAAATGCGTTAAAAGATAAAAATAGCATAGAAGGTTTTAATCAATGGCCAGCATTGGTTAAAGAAGTATATAATAATCCGTATGAAATTGAGAGCGACTAATGGCAAGAAGAAAAACAAAAGAAGTATATTTAATGCCCGAACCAAAATGGGCATCTATACATACTCAACAAACAGAAGAAGATAAGCAAAAGCTACTTCGTAACTTTGAATACTTTGTACATTACGAAGTAGCAGATAAGAAGTGTTCTAATACTATTATGCCATGGCTTGAAAAAGACAGTGGACTAGATCCTGAGCTTATTAAGATGCTAAAGAAAGTACCCGATGTTTGGTTTAGCTCGTTTGCTAAGTACACATTCATCTGGCACAAGACAAATGGCTTTATGCACCCTGACGTTAAGGAACACTTGCTAGGTAAGATCCCACAGTTGATCGACAAAGCAGAAGAAATTATCGAAGAGAAAGAAGCAAAGGCTGTAGATAAACCTAAAATTAGTATCCAGCAACGAATGCATGAACAGGTTGAAGGCTTGCTAGGCAACTGGGAAGGAAACATAGACGACTTACAAATGGGTAAGTTCGATCTTAAGAAGTTTGATCCATTCAATGAGATGAGAGCGTATGCAGGTGGAGTTATTAAACCTAACCATGCAAAAATTATCAAGGATGGTTTTGCAGTACCGTATGCTGAAGCATTAGAAGTGTTGGAATGGAAAGACGAAGATATCAAAGAAGCATATGACTTTATGGACCTTAAGGCTCGTAAAGCATTTGTAGAAATTTATGAAAAGATAATTGCCGCATGCGACACGATGATCTTAACAGGCAAGGCAACTAGAAAAACTAGAAAGCCTAAGCAAGTAAGTAAAGAAAAACAAGTAAGTAAACTAAAGTTTCAAATCAATGACAGTACATTAGGTATAGCAAGTATCAATCCTGCAGAAGTAATTGATGCAACTGAAATTTGGGTATACAACACAAAGACTCGTAAGGTCGGAGTGTATGTAGTAGATGATTTAAAGGCTGGCATACTTGTTAAGGGTACAACACTGCAAGACTTCCATCCTACTAAGAGTGTACAGAAAACATTGCGTAAACCAGCAGAACAAATTAAAAATTGGACAGGAAATGCCAAGACTAAGTTTGGTAAGGCATTTAAAGAGCTTACAACCACGGATACTAAGATGAATGGTCGCTTTAATGACACGACTATCATACTAAAAGCCTTTTAGTAGATAAATAGTATTATGGCGATTAATAAAATAGGTTACAGCAACAGAGAAGAGCTCATTAGCGAAATTAAGCTGCGTTTAGCAGATGGTATTGTTGATGTAGAGCTCGATAGAGAGCATTACGATATTGCTATCAACAAGTCTATGCAAAAGTATAGACAACTTAGTTCTGGTGCTGTCGAAGAAAGCATGATCTTTATTACTACACAGGAAAATGTAACAGAATACGTTTTACCAGATGAAGTAATGGAAGTTAGAAGACTTTATCGTAGAGGTATAGGAACTAACAGTGGCGGTGTAAACTTTGACCCGTTTGATGTTGCATTTAACAACATGTATATGATGCAGGCAGGACAAATAGGCGGACTAGCAGTTTACGATGCGTTCTCACAGTACAAAGAAACTGTAGGTCGTATATTTGGTAGCGAATATAACTTTATTTGGAATCGTAATAGTAAAGTATTACAGATTTTAAGAAATGTTAGGCATAATGAAGAAGTAGCAGTAGGTGTATATAACTTTGTACCAGAAATGATATTGCTAAAAGACATTTATGCAAGTGAGTGGTTAAGTGCATACTCATTAGCACAGTCTAAGTTTATGCTAGGTGAAGCAAGAAGCAAGTATACTTCGGGCTTGCCAGGCGCAGGTGGTTCAATCACACTCAACGGTGACGCACTTAAATCAGAAGCTCAAGCAGAAATTGAGAAATTAAACGAAGCGGTTCACATGATGGAAGAAGGAAGTGACCCACTTGGATTTGTAATAGGTTAAAATATGATAATTGGATTAGTTGGACTAATAGGTTCAGGCAAAGGTACTGTAGCAAACATGTTTGTAGAACGTGGTTGCGTAGAAGATAGTTTTGCCGCTCCATTAAAAGACTTATCAGCATCTATATTTGGCTGGCCAAGAGACATGATGGAAGGCGATACTATTGAAAGTAGAGACTTCCGTGAAACAGCAGACCTATATTGGGGTCGCAAATTAGGCATTCCAAACTTTACTCCCAGACTAGCACTACAATTATTAGGTACTGATGTGTTACGCACACACTTTGATCCTAACATTTGGCTACACAGTTTAGAATATCGCATTAGAAAACAAAACGAAGACGCACCGTGTACAGTTGTTAGCGATGCAAGATTTAAAAATGAACTAGACCTCATCAAAGAAATGGGCGGAGTTGTTATTTGGGTGCAACGTGGCGAACTACCTGAGTGGTTTGAGACAGCAAAGACAGCCTCCAATAATGCAGTTAGCCATAAGATAATGAAAACAAAATACGCAGACGTACATGAAAGCGAATGGAACTGGGCAGGTCATCCAGTAGATTACATTATTACAAACAACAGCACACTAGCAGACCTAGAAAGACAAGTACAAGACATCCGTGATTGGAACACAGGTGAATTTAAGCATACACTTAAAATAGTATAATATCACCTAATACCTTTCAATTTCCTTAAAGCCCACTAATACCTAAATTCTGATAAATAAGTGCATACGATCAATCGTATCTTAATATATTAGGAGAAAACAAAATGGCAACATTAGTATCGCCAGGCGTTAGTCTAAGTGTATCAGATGAAAGTTTCTACGCACCTGCAGGTGCTGGTACTGTTCCTCTTATCGTGATTGCAACAGCACAGGATAAGAAAGCACCAGATGGAACTTCAACTGCCGCTTATACTACAAAGGCAACAGCAAACAAGTTATATAACATAACAAGTCAACGTGAATTATTACAAAACTTTGGTAACCCAACATTTAAAACAAGTGGTGGAACACCAGTTCATGGAGACGAAACAAACGAATACGGTCTAGCAGCTGCATATAGTTTCTTAGGATTATCCAACAGAGCTTATGTACTACGAGCAGACGTAGATTTAGACCAACTAAACGCAAGTGCAACTGCACCATCAGCCAAGCCAGCAGCAGATTCTTTATGGATCGATACTGCTAACAGTACTTGGGGTATTAAAGAATGGGACGGAAGCAAGTGGGTTACACAAACTATTTTAGTAGCAGGAAAAGATGATGTATATGCTAACGCAGTACCAAAAACAGCATTCTCTACTAACGGCTCTTTTGCATTAGCATCATTACTACCAGCAGGTACCAAATCTGATTTCTTATCAATTTTTGAGAAGCTATCAGGCAACTGGTATTCAGTAGGTTCATCTGGTTGGTCAAGTGCTAAATCAAGTGCAGACTATCAGTGGGCAACGCATACAACTATTCCAAGTGTTCAAAACGGCGGCGGAGCATTAGTAGCTGGTGATGTATTCTTACAGTCAACAGCACCTAACAGTGGCGCAAACGTACAAGTTAAGAAATATAACGTAGCAACTGGGCAATTTGTATCTCAAGAAGCTCCTATACTATCAACAACAGCAGAAGCTTATGCTTATCATAAAGCAGCTGGTACGTTAGTAACAGGCGCACTATGGTTAGATGCAATTAACGATTCTTTCCAAAGATTTGCAAGTACAAGACTTAACATGTGGAACGGTGCTTCAACATTAGCATTTGGAAGTACATCAGCAATTAGTGATACAGCAATTGCAGACTCTAAAGTAGATGCAAGTGCAACAGCAATGATCCTCAATGTAAACAATTCCGCAGTAGCAATTGATGTATTTTTAACAAGTACTACTTCAGGCAACATATCAATTGATGACGTTGTAACAGATATCCAAACAGCTCTTTCAGCAGCAGATAACGCTACTACATTCGCAGACGAAGTTGTCGTATCTAATGTAGCAGGTCAAGTTAACTTTGTAAACAGCAAAGGAAATGACATCCAGATATCAGCAGGTGCTACTTCTAATGGATTTACATTAGCAGATATTAACTTATCAGCTCTTCGATATAGTAACTTTAAAATATCTACAGCGACTTACACTCCAAGTGCAACTCAGCCAGTAGGTGCAACAGCAAATGCCACATTATGGTATGACGCTGATATTAGTACTAATAACATTGACTTGTTAGAGCATAACGGTACAACATGGGTAAGTTTAACAAAAGATTTCCAAACTAAAGCAACTGAGCCAACACTACAAAGTGATGGAACAACTTCTTTAGCAACTGGTGATGTATGGTTAGACAGCTCAGATACTGAAAACTTAAAACTTTACAAGTATGATGGTACAAAATTTGTACTAGTTGACCTTAAAGATCAAAGCACACCAGACGGTATATTGTTTGATGATTTCAGACAGTCAAGTGCAGGATCTCTAGACGCAGACGCTCCAAGTGCAGCTTTATACCCAGAAGGTATGTTAGGTTGGAACTACAGAGCTTCAGGTGGTAATGTTAAGCAATGGCGCATAAACTATGCATTAAGTGCATCAAGTACTGCTAACGTTTGGGTTTCATTCTCAGGCAACGCAGCAGACGGTTCAGGCTTATTGTTAAGAAAGGCACAGCGTAAAGCAGTAACTAAATCACTACAATCAGCAATAGCAAGTAATGCAGACATTCGTAATGAAACAAATCGTTTCAACTTAGTTGCAGTACCAGGCTATTCTGAACTAGCAGACGAAATGCTTACATTGAGTGTTGACAGAAAAGACACAGTCTTCTCAATCATTGATACTCCTTTAAGACTAGCGGCAGATAATACTAGCACAGCAGCTTGGGCAACCAATGCTAATACAGCAGTAGAAAATGGCGAAAACGGTCTTGTAAGTGCAAGTGCTCAAGCAGGTGTTTACTACCCGCATGCATTAACAACTAACACTGATGGTACAAATATTTTAGTACCAGCATCACACATGGCATTGCGTACATACGCATACAATGACCAGGTTGCTTTCCCTTGGTTTGCACCGGCTGGTTTCCAACGTGGTATAGTTAGTAATGCTACTTCAGTAGGATACTTAGACTCTAAAGAAGGCGAATACGTCCCAGTTTCATTAAACGAAGGACAACGTGATGGTTTATACTTAAACAAGGTAAACCCAATTGCGTCATTCCCAGGACGAGGCATTAGTGTATTTGGACAAAAAACATTGAACCCATCAGCAAGTGCGTTGGATAGAGTTAATGTTTCAAGACTAGTTATCTACATCAGAGAACAACTTGATGATGCAGTTAAACCATTCTTGTTCGAGCCAAACGACAGTGTTACTAGAACTAACGCAAAATCAGTAGTTGATAGATTCTTAAGTGAATTAATCACACAACGTGGGCTATTTGACTTCGTTACTGTTTGTGACGATTCTAACAACACACCAGCAAGAATTGATAGAAATGAATTGCACATTGACGTAGCTATACAGCCTGTCAAAGCAGTTGAGTTTATATACATTCCGATTAGAATTCAAAATACTTTGGGTTCAACTGGTTAAGTTTACACTTAAACTACTTAAAGAGCACTCTTCGGAGTGCTTTTTTTTGACTAAATTAAAACTCGAGTTTATGGTTTTGGAGTCTTTTTGATAAATATTAGCATATAAAACATTTATAGATTTTAGGAGAAAATAAAATGGCAGTAACAAAGGATAAATTTGGCGTACCGTTAAACACTAGTGCTAATAGTGCTGGCGGCATCTTAATGCCTAAATTGAAGTATCGATTCCGTGTAAACTTTATATCACCATTTGCAGGAACACAGGCTACTACATCTTTGACACAAAACATTCAAAGTGTTACTAGGCCTTCTGTCAGCGTTGATGAAGTAGAAGTACACAGTTTTAATAGTAAGATTTATGTACAAGGAAAGCATACATGGCAGACAGTTGACATTGTTATACGTGACGACATTACTAACGCAGTTTCTAAACTAGTAGGTAATCAAGTACAAAGACAAGTTAACCATTTCCAACAAACAACAGCAGCATCGGCTAACGATTTTAAATTTCCAGTTACCATCGAAGTGTTAGACGGAACTAACAATAATGAAGCTTCAGAGACATGGGAACTAGAAGGTTGTTTCGTTCAGAACGTAACATACGGTGATCACGATTACTCAGCAGCAGAATCACAGATTATTACTTTAACATTACGTTTCGATAACGCAGTGCATTTAGCAGGTAACAATGCTGGAGCTGGTAGAGGCGAATCAGGTAATCCGTTCACTGAATTAGCTACTGGACTTGGAACATCGATTCTAGGTTAAGGTTAAGGCAGGTATAGATTATGCCGTTTAATTTTGGTGAAACATACTTTAGGAATTGGCGTAACGCAGACAGGTTTAACCCTGGCGTTACGCCACCTAGACAAAAGTTCCAAGGCTTTGCAGAGTTTCATTTTAACCCTGCAATTGCTAACGTAATACAAGATAGTGCAACACTAAGAACACAACTCAGCACGTTAGTACAGACTGTTAAGATTCCTGAAATCACTTTTCAAACAGCAGTTAAAAGACAATACAACCATCGCAGAATAGTACAGACAGGTGTCGATTATGGCCCCTGTAATATTACTGTTATTGATACAGTTGCTAACGAATGGTTAACAATGTTCATGAAATATTTTGCATTTCAATATAACGATCCTCGTAACAGAACAGGTTTAGCAGATGGAGACAAACGCGATCAATCAGTTACTCAGTGGGATACTAATAAATCATCAACAGTAGCAACTAGTACATATATGAGTGGTGGCTACAAAAGTAATGATGCAGGAATGGACATACACGAAGAAACTCACTTCATTGATAGTATCCGCATAATTAATTATCACGGCGGCAAGGGTGTAGAATATATTTTATTTAGACCTCAAATTACTTCATTTACTCCAGAGTCATTAGACTATACTGATTCAGGAATTAGAACATTCGACATTGATTTTGAAATAGAAAGTATGACTGTTAATAGTACGTTTAACTTTGAACTGGATGACACAGACTTAGCAAGATTTGAACAAAACAATCAAACGTTTGATCTAATTGGTCAATGGATGGAACTTGGTGCAGATCAAAAATCTAGAAATGTTCGAGGAACAAGAAATAATGAATTCTTAGGAACTCCGGACGAACCTAGAGGTAGAGCAGGACAGGTACTAAAATAATGTCCTCCAGTCTATACGATACATTCGGTAACACTACTTCTTACGATATGGTAAATGGAACACTGGTTGCATATTTAGAGTCCGCAACTATTAAATTTCCGCTACCAGAAGCAAGTTCAGAACTACTTGCAACACTAACAACTAACCAGAATAAAACATATAACCCTGCAACAGTTGCTATGGTAGAAAGTAAATTACAAAAAACAGGATTCAAGAAGTCAGCTGCAAAAGCAATGACAGATGTACTAATGGCAGTATCAAGTGCCAGTAACGTAGATCCACTTGAATATTTTGATGTCAATGAGAATTCTCTTAACTTAACAGTTGATGCATACAATGCAATGAATAGTTTACGTCCAGCAGGAAGCCGTATAGGAATTGCAGTACCAAGCATCAATAGCAACACTAGGGTCGCAGGCCTAATCCAGCCATGAGTAAATTTGCTCAGGGTGTTTACGAAGTAGTAAACACGCCTAAGTATGCCGGCAGTAAAAAACCATATTACCGAAGCAGTTGGGAACTAGCCTTTATGCGTATGTGTGACAATCACCCCAACATAAAAAAATGGGCTAGTGAGAATGTTAAAATACCTTATCAAAACCCGTTAACAGGCAAGTACACTAACTATGTGCCTGACTTTATGATACAATACATAGACAAAGGCGGAGCAGAACATGTTGAGCTAATTGAAATTAAGCCAGCAAATCAAACCACAATGGAAAATGCTAGAGGCAAAGGCCAGCAAATACAAGTTGCTGTCAATGCCGCTAAGTGGACTGCCGCACAAGAATGGTGCAAACGTAAAGGCATCCGTTTCAAAGTAATCAACGAAGACCAAATATTTCGTAACAACAAACCTCGAAATCCTAAGAAACGTAAAAAATAACGATAAATAGCATTATGCAATTAGGTAAATTAGGAATGCAATATAGTCTTTTCGCTGGACAAGTAGCCAGTATGCTTGCCATTGTGCCTATGTTTATGTACGCAACAGCAACACAATGGGCTATTGGTGCAACAATGTATTCCTGTATAATGTTGTTTGGTTTAACATTAGGTTACCATAGATATTTAAGCCATAAAATGTTTAAGTGTCCTAAATGGTTTGAACTACTAATGCTATTCTTTGCACACATAATGATGGTAGGCCCTGCAATACTTTGGGTAGCAACTCATAGGGCACATCACAAGTTTACTGATACCGATAAAGATCCACATAGTCCTTTATTCAAAGGATACCTTTACGCACACTTCTTACAAGTGTTTACAGAGCCCAATGTTAAATGGGCAGGTAACTTATTAAGAGACAACATATATAGGGCACAAGTTAAGTACTATTGGGAGTTTATAGCAGTATATGCAGTTATACTAGCACTAGTAGATCCATTTGCATTAATATATGCTTGGTTAGCACCAGCAGGATTTGCTAAATTAATAGGCAGTTTAGTGTTTTCTTACTCGCATAGAAACGGTGCTGCACACAATGATCTAATTGTAGGACTACTTACGTTTGGCGAAGGCTTCCACACATTACACCACGAGACACAACGAGAAACATTGTTTCATCCTCTAGACATAGGCGGTAGAACAATACAGTTGATAAAACTAGGATTTAAACAATGACAAAGAAACTAGAAGAAGAATTTAATCTACCATCTATGGAAGACGCAATAGAAGCAGAGAAAGTACCCACAATAGAAGAAACAAAACAAGAAATAGAGATTGTAAACAATGGGTTAACAATTGCAGAAAAGATTAATGATGCATTTAAAGAAGTTAGAGGATTGGGCGATCATGAAGTAGAGATGGACGATATAGCACAAAAAGCCTTAGACAGTTATGCACAATTAATGACGCTAGGTATGAATGTAAGCGATATGGCTGCAGGTAAAATATTTGCAGAAGCAAGCAACATGCTAAAGATTGCATTAGAAGCACAAGATACAAAAACAAAAGCAAAACTACAGCAACTAGACCTAATGATGAAAAAAGCAAGGCTAGATAAGACAAAAAATCAAAACGATAACTACGATGACGGTTCAGGCCCTACACAGGTATATGACCGTAACGAATTACTAAGAATTATAAAAGGTGAATAATTTTTGCATCAATTTGATAAATAGTTGTAACGATTGGATTACTTAGAGAGACAATATGAAATTATTTAAAGATTATATAAC